ATGCTAAATATAAAGAATGCCATTCAGCCAGTCAAAGATTTAATAACTAATGTTGAAGGTGATTATTGGCGCTTATTGTATCCCCAGGTATATTCGGAAGCAATGCAAATGTCTTTGGATGAATTTAAATCTAATTGTTTTTGGATGCAGTTTATAAAATAAAAACTGTCAGCATCAAACTATCAGCCTTCCTTCGTTTCGACCTCCTTCACCAATTCTGCATACGGAATCTGCTGTCCGTTACGAATGACATACACGCCTTCGGCATTCCCGGTGTCTTCAACATAGCGGCGGAGAATGACGGAGGTGTATTTTTCGTCAAGCTCCATCATGTAGCAGATGCGGTTCATCTGCTCACACGCCATGAGCGTCGAGCCGCTGCCGCCGAAGGTGTCGATGACCACGGCATTCTCCTGCGTGGAGTTGCCGATGGGATAACCGAGCAGGTCGAGCGGCTTGCTGGTCGGGTGGTTCGCATTGCGCTTCGGCTTATCGAAATTCCAGATGGTCGTCTGCTTGCGGTCGGAATACCACTTGTGCTTGCCGTTCTGCATGAAGCCGTACAGCACCGGTTCGTGCTGCCACTGATAATCGGAGCGTCCCAGCACAAGGCTGTCCTTCACCCAGATGCAGCAGCCTGCAAGGTGGAATCCCGCATCGACGAACGCACGGCGGAAGTTCAGCCCTTCGGTGTCTGCGTGGAACACATAAGCCGCACCGCCTTTTTCGAGGTGTGCCGCCATACACTGAAACGCAGACAGAAGGAAGCTGTAGAACTCCTCGTTCTTCATGCTGTCGTTCTGGATGGTCAGACCGCTGGAGCTTTTGAAAGATACACCGTAGGGCGGATCGGTCAGGATCAGATTTGCCTTAACATCGCCCATGAGTGTATTTACATCTTCGGGGCTGGTCGCATCACCGCACATGAGGCGATGCCTGCCGACCGTCCACACATCACCGCACTCCACGAAGGAAGCCTTCTCCAGCGCAGCAGTCAGGTCGAAATCATCGTCCTTTGCATCGCTGTCGGTATTGTCGGAAAACAGGTCAGCCAGTTCCTTTTCATCAAAGCCAGTCATGGCGAGGTCGTAGCCGAGGTCTTGCAGTTCCTGCATCTCCACGGCGAGAAGCTCCTCGTCCCAGCCTGCGTCCATTGCCATGCGGTTATCGGCAAGGATGTAGGCTTTCTTTTGTGCGTCGGTCAGGTGGTCAACGTAGACACACGGCACCTCCGTAATGCCTTCCTCCTTCGCCGCCATCAGGCGACCGTGACCTGCGATGACGTTGTACTCCCGGTCGATGATGACCGGATTGACGAAACCGAACTCACGCAGCGAGGAACGCAGCTTTTTTATCTGCTCCGGCGAATGGGTGCGGGCGTTATTCACATAGGGGATGAGCTTGTCGGTGGCGACAAGCTGAAAATCAGTCGTTGTTTTCATGTGTACCTCACTTCCTGCTGCGGAGAAGCTGCTCCATCAGGTCGTCCTGCGGAGAGCCGTCGAATTTTGTGGTACAGTTCTGCTTCACGATATCAAAAATCTCATACCAGAGGACGTTTGCCTGCTTCTGGTAGGACTGGCTGAGGGATGCGAACGGAGAAGCGACCACGCCGCCGGTCGTCGGATGCTTGCCGAGCAGACCGTAGGTCGAGAGCGCGTCCTCACACTGGATAAAACGAGCGAACGCCAGCGAGTAGCTTTCGAGCAGTCGCTTGTTCACCAGCTTTTCGCAGCCGCGATTCTTCAGCCAGATCCATGTTTCCTTGTAGATTTCATCAGCGCCGAGGGGCTTGCCGTCCTTCTGCCGTGCCGAGAGGTATTCACTCGGCGAGGGCATATCCTCACCAACGAGATCAGCGGCATCATCAAGGTCAGCACCTTCCAGCGCGGTCGGGGTGAATTCGATGATGTCGGCATCCTCTCCTGCGGCAATTTTCTCGGCGAGGGGCTTCGGCTTGTCGCCTGCACGGACTCTGCGTCCGCCACGGTTTGTACCGTCCTTTGCCATATCATCACCTGCCTATAAAAAATGCCGGAATCACGCGGATTTCGGCTTGTAAAATATTCGAGGGGGTTAATCGGGTGTTTGAACCGGACTTTTTGTGCGTGAGAGGGGGCGCCGGTCTTGTGGCGGCGGCACCGTAGAGATTCCGATACCCCCACCCGGCAGCCCCCAGCCCCTGCCTCCGGTCAATATGAATATTCCGGTCTGGTGTCCTCGCTTCCGGTTTTCCGGTCGTGACACGGCTTGCATAACGCCCGACCAGTGCATAAAAAAGCATCTGCCGCTTTCACGACAGATGCTCTCATCTTTATTGTGCGTCACTTCTAGTATAGAATGTGCTGCGTCCTGTTCCGTGCCTTACAAGCAATCCCTGTTCCACAAGCTGCTTGATTGCATTCTCAATGGAAGCCTTGCTAAGTGTCGGACAAAGCTCCATGACCTCACTCTTGGTAAACTTTCCAATCTTGTTGTAAACCGCACGGCGCACCGTTTCGATTGCGGGCAGCTTTTCATCAACCAGTGCTACACGCTCCTCGAAATCACGGTACGCAGCAAGAATGGTCTGCAACAGATACTTGATAAAAGGCGTGGGATCTTCTGTGTTCTCGTTCCAGCCTTTCTGACACTGCTCCAAAGCATCGTAGTAAAGGTTCTTGTTCTTGGCAATCTTGCTTTCAAGGGAGATATACCTGCCGATCACATAGCCGGAGCGATACAGCAGCAGGGTAGTCAGCAGGCGGCTCATTCTGCCGTTGCCATCATTGAACGGGTGTATGCAGAGAAAGTCGTGAATGAACACGGGTATCAGCAGCAAAGCGTCAAGCTCCTGCATATCAATCATACGGTTATAGCTTTCACAAATTGCATCAATTGCCGGAGGCGTTTCATACGGAGCAAGCGGTGTAAACAAAACAAACTCTCGTCCCTCTGCATCCGTTGCGCTGATATAGTTCTGGGTGTTCTTGAAAGTTCCGCCAATGCTCTTATGGGAATACTGATACAGATCACGGTGGAGCTGCAGAATATAATTGGAAGTGGTTGGAATAAACTCGAAATTCTCGTGAATGGTATTCAACACATCACGGTAACCCATGATTTCTTCCTCATCACGGTTACGGGGTGTTGTCTTATCCCGTACAAGCTGCAGCAGGCGTGTATTGGTCGTGCGGATTCCCTCAATTTCATTGGACGCTTCTGTACTCTGTACCTTTGCAATCTCAATCAGTCGGTCAAGCTCTGCGGGCTTCTGCTTCAGATAAAGCTCCTGTCTGCCCTTGTATTCATGAATCTGTGCCACAAGCCCGATAATCTCACTGTCCCAAGAACGACCTGTAAGTTCACGGTAATCGAAGTTTCTCATACTCTCACGCTCCTTTCTCCTAATTATAAATTATTTTAGGCGAAAAATCAAGTGGTTAGGCGTATTTTCTCCTAAAACTTATTATATGTTAGGCGAAAGGAATTATTCAGTAAGCGTATTCAGGTCTGCTGTCCTCGGTTCCGGTTTTCTTATCGTGACAGGGCTTGCAAAGCGCCTGCCAGTTCGTGTCGCTCCACATCAGGTAGTGATCGCCACGATGCGGAACGATATGGTCAACGACCGTTGCGGTCACATACTTTCCCTGCGCCAGACACTTCACGCACAGCGGATGCTTCCGCAGGTACGCTTTGCTGACATGCTGCCACTTGCTGCCGTAGCCACGCTTGGCGGCTGACGGGCGCTCAGGGTGCAGGGGCTTGTGTTCGTCGCAGTACGCACCATCGGTCAGTCTCGGACAGCCGGGATGCTTGCAGGGTTTCAGTGCTTTCTTCGGCATTACCGGCATCTCCTTTGGGCATAAGAAAAGCCGCTGCGGATACCCACAACGGCTCTATACATATTCTTCTATGATACATTATATCACACATTACCGGTGTTTGCAAGTGAATTGGACTGCATCGGACTGCAAACTTTTCAGGGCTTTGTTGTGGATATAGTAGGCTTGGCGCTTGCTGATAAACATTTCGGCGGCGATGGTGTCCCACGACTTGAACTCCAGATAACGCTTGGTCAGAAGGTCACGGTCGTCGGCATCGTCAATCGCCTTGATACGGCGTTCCATGTCGGCAATCAGAGCATCGTATTCCTGCTGTGTATCCTTGATGTCCTGCTCCAGTGCCATGATTTTGAAAACCGTACCCTCCATTTTGCTGTGGTCGGGGGACACCGTTCTCGGCATATTGCTGATGCCGCTGCCGTTCATGCCCTCCGCCCGCTGACGCAGCAGGTGAATTTCGTGTATCTTACGATTGATACGGCGGCGGAGTCGTTCCGCCTGCTCCCAGTATTCTTTCATTCTCGTACCCTCGCTTTCACGGCTTTCATCATCGCTGCCTGTGTTTTATCTTTCATTTCCAAAACCTTCATGATGTCCTCGTCGATCGTTCCCGCCGAAACGAGGTGGTGGATGACGACCGTTTCGGACTGCTGCCCCTGTCGCCAGAGACGGGCGTTCGTCTGCTGATACAGCTCCAGCGACCACGGCATCGTGTACCAGATGATGGTGCTGCCGCCGGACTGGAGGTTCAGACCGTGACCTGCGGAAGAAGGCTGAATCAGTGCGACCGGGATTTTGCCCTTGTTCCAGTTGGCGATGTCGGCATCGGTCTTGATCTCACGGCAGTCGAAACGCTCCATGATGTTGTCACGCTCATGCTTGTACCAGTAAGCAATCAGCACCGGTTTGCCGTTCTGCGCTTCGATCAGATCTTCCAGTGCGTCCAGCTTGTGCGAATGTATCCGCACCACGCTGCCGCCGTCGGTATATACCGAACCGCTGGCAAGCTGTGTCAGCTTACCGCACAGGACACCCGCATTTGCTGCCGTTATGGAATCGCGGGTGAAATCCAGACACATTTCCTGTTCCATGTCTTTGTAGACCGTCGCCGTCGCTTCATCCAGTTCCACGGTATCGGCGGTCATGACCAGTTCCGGCATCTTCAGGTGGTCGGTGGTTTTCATGGAAATGCTGATGTCGGCAATCTTGCTGTATATCTGTTTCTCTGCACCCGGTCTGGGAGAATAGGTAAAGCCGTTCCAGTCCGGGGTGAAGTAGGCATCGCGGTACTGCCCGATTCTCTTGCCGAGGCGTTCTCCTTTGTCAAGCAGCCGGAACTGCGCCCACAAATCCATGAGACCGTTGCTGCAGGGCGTACCGGTCAGCCCGACGATACGCTTCACGAAAGGACGTACCTTCCGCAGTGCCTTGAAACGCTTGGACTGATGGTTCTTGAAGGAACTCAGCTCGTCGATCACCACCATGTCAAAGTCAAACGGCATCCCACTGCTTTCGATGAGCCACTGGACGTTTTCCCGGTTGATGATATACAGGTCAGCTTTCTGCCGGAGAGCTGCAAGGCGCTGGTCGCGGCTGCCGAGAACCAGACTGTAGGTCAGCCCTTTGAGATGATCCCACTTGCTGATTTCTGCCGCCCAGCTATTCTTGCATACGCGTATCGGTGCGATGATTAGCACCTTCCGGATTTCAAAGCGGTCGAACATCATCTCGTTCAGCGCCGTCAGGGTGATGCTGGTCTTGCCTAAACCGCATCCCAAGAGAACGGCTGCCTGTGGGTGTGTCTCGATGAAGTCCACGGCGAACTTCTGGTAGTCATGGGGTTTGTATTGCATCAATGATTCCTCCTATCTGCTCCGGGTTGTCCAGCACAAATGCCTTGAAGCCCAGCCGCCGAAGTGTTCTGATGCGAAGCCGCTGCAGCGGACGGGGCGTTTCGCCGGGAGCCTTGACCTCCACGAAGCCGATTCTGCCAGAAGGCATCAATACGATGCGGTCAGGCACACCCGCTGTTCCGGGAGAGGTGAACTTCCAGCAGACACCGCCGACTGCTTTCACGGCAGCGACCAGTTTTTCTTCAATTTCGTTTTCTCGCATAAAAACGACCTTTCCGGGCAAAAGTGACGGTCGGTGAATGTCGTTTGCAAACCTTTCCATAGGAAGAAAAAACACATATTTTTCTCGCCTGCGTAAGGTCTGGATATGAGGTTCACCGACTGTCACTTTCCCGATTTTACGTTGCTTTTCGTATGATGAAAGTGTCAGTCGAGGAAGTCAACCCTGAGACAAAGTCCCATGATATACCTTCCGCTATTGGTCTTTTTGTGTTTGAAACCTGCCTGCTCCAATGCGCCATAAAAGTCGGTAGTGCTACGAACATACTCTCCGTTTGCTGTACAATAATCACGATACTCTTTGTAGAGATCTCCGGATTTTGCCATATAGCTTTTATCGACCTCGCAGCAATCATTGATGAAAGAGCCAAGCCAGTCATTGCCTTCACGGTACGCACCGATAGCGTCCAGCACGCATTGCGGGCGGTCTACCTTGAAATCGGCGGCGATCACTTTCATGGCACCCTCGATCAGCCACGAAAGAACCGAACCACCTGCATTGTCAATCAGGTACTGTGTATAATTCTTCTTGTCAGCCTGTCCCTGAATCTTGGCATGGAACGGGATCACGATCAGTCTGCGCCAAGTGCCGTCATCGGAAGCCGCCACCTTCGGCAGGTGGTTCGTGTACAGCACCAGCGTATGGCTCGGCTCGAAGGAGAACGGAGCCTTGAACTTCTTTTCTGCGAAAATGGGATCTGTCGAACAGAGCTGCTTGACCACGCTGGTATTCAGGCGCATCCCTTCCTGCAGCTCCGCCGCAATGATGAGGCGCTTGCCCTTCAGCTCCGCCATTTCGGGCTTTACATTGCGCTTACAATTGACGGTCAGCGCATCGGCGGAGATATTGCCGGAATAACTGCCCAGCACCTTGTAGATGACGTTCCAGAAGGTAGACTTGCCGTTCCTGCCGTCGCCGTAGGCAATAATCATCGCTTCCGTGTATACCTTGCCGATCAGACAGAGACCGCAAATCATCTGCACATAGTCAATCAGGCTCTGGTCACCGCAGAAGAAAACCTGCAAGGCATCTTCCCAGATCTGCCTGCCTTCCTCATTCGGAACGACCGCCGTCACTTTCGTAATCAGGTCAGCGGGATCAGTCGCTCTCCAGCCGTCGAGACCTTTGGCAAGGTCGTAGGTGCCGCCGGGGGTGTTCAGCAGCATCGGATCACCGTCAAGCTGCTCCGGGTGCTTCAGCACCAGCGGCTTTGCGGCATCGAGAGCATTGTTCAGACTGTGGATGTGGCGGTATTTCATGACGAAGGCACGAAAGCCCTTTGCAAACTCAAACTCATTATCCGCCGAGAGCTGCGCATCGTTCAGACTGTCCCTGAACTTCTTGCCGCCTGCCATTGCAAGCGCACGGTTCGCGCCAAGTCCCTCCAGTTTTCCCAGCTTTTCTTCCATCTGCCTGTCCGCTTCCTCAAGCTGTGCGTCCGTGTGTTCGATCATCGCCATAACCGCCGCCTGTTCCGATTCCTCCCAGTAGGTGCCGTTATAGCGAAGGTAGTTCGTAGCGATCGTAAATGCGATCTCATCACCAAAGCACTCTACGAATGTGCGGGCTTCACCGACATCTGAGAAATCGTCCGGGATCAGCACATTATCGCCGTATTGGTCAGGAGGCACATAACCTTCCTGCGAGGTGACCATTTTGCCGAACTTGCAGGCGCTTGCCCAGATGCCTTCCAGCTCCTCATCGTCGAGGGGTGGATCGCATTCCGCTGCCTTTTCGAGGAACTTCGCATGAGCATCATCCGTCACACCGAAACGCTTGACCAGCTTGCCTGCCATACGGGACATGGTGCTGTTGCGCTGCCCCTGCGGAATGCTGCGGTTCGACTTCATGAGCGTGAGCCAGTCCTCAATCGACAGGCTGCCCTCGTGCCAGACCACATCACCCTTCGAGCCATACAGGAAGCGTGAAGCGTCCAGTGCATTGCCGTCGAAGAACGGCAGCTCCTTGTAGATGCGGGCTTTGATGTTCTTATGGAATGCGGCATCCTTGCAGGGCGTAGTCGGGAAAAATACATGAAAACGAGGGCGGGCAGAAACGCTGCCCTTGCTGAGCATATGATGACGGCTGTATGTGATCGCATACTCCACATCGCTGAGCATTTCGGACAGCTTTTCCGGCGTGATCCACTCATCGGGATTGTCGCTGTGGTCATTATCGCAGTCCATCGGCACAACATCTGAAAGCTGAAAATTGGCATCGCTGCGGGCATTATTCGCATACAGCGCACACACATGGTCGAACGTGACTGCCTTGCGGAGATCCGCCTCCGAGGTAATGACCTTCTGGTGCGGGTAAATCGTATTCTTTGCGTTGCCGGTACAGTCGGCAGTATACAGTGTGAACTTCATATCTTTTCCTCCAAATCCTCCGTGAAGTAACGGATTTTCATGTGCTTGCGCTTTGCCCGTTCGATCTCCGCCTTCATGCCAGAGCTGACCGTGTCGCCGAACACCCACAGCTCCACGCACTTACTCATCAGCACCCAGTTCATGAAAATGGCTGTATCCCGTTCCGCAGGAATATTGTCATCCATGAACTGGGTAAAGTAGATGTGAGGCGTGATCGGCAGATAGTGCTGATCGACTGCAAAGCGGCTGTATTTCTTGGCGTTCTCGACGTTCCTCTCCGTATCTCCGGAGTACGGCGAACAGATATACACGACGGGACGGAAGGCGGCAGCTTTTGCCGCAGCCTTCTCTTCACGCTCGATGCGGGTGAACGCCTCATGTTCCGTCGGGCTTGCATAGCCTTCGCTGTTATAATAATCAGCCATGCTTCACCTCGTTCCTGCCGCAAGGCTTTCTGTCGCAGCCCTTATTGCAGAGCTTCCCGCAGCGGAGGCATTTCACGTAAACATTCTCCGGCTTGACCAGCTTCCCGCTGACCAGCGCATAAAACCATTCAATACTGTATTTCATCTCATCCCTCTTTTCTTTTCAGCTTCACGTGCAGTCTCTTCCAAGCGCACTCGTTGCATAGAACTGCCGTACCGTACATATCGCCCAGACCATCGGCGAACACGCACGACAGATCAACGGCGACCTCCTTGCCGCAGTCCGGGCAGGAGCAGAACACGTTCTCGCTGTTCAGCTCCACCTTAACCTCGATCTCATCGGTCTTTTCCTTCACATAAAACATAACCATTCTCCCTTCATTCTTTGCCCCCAGATGTGGGGAGAGCATTCCTGCTCTACAACCCACTACAGAATCAGGAGCGTTTTGGACGAAACAATCAGTCCTTTTTATAAAACTCGCACTCGTACCCGTCCGCCCGCAGGAGCAGACCTTCCGCCCATGCAGGTGTTCGTGCCATCTGTCGGCAAACTTCATCAAGCGACATTCTGCGGTCTGCCTCAATAATCATTTCGTCGTGTATGTGTCCGACGATAAAACAGTGCGACAGCGTCTGCATAGAGAACATAAGCAGATCACGGGCGACTGCCTGCACGATATTCTCGACGAACTTCGGACCGTAGCTTTCAATGCGTTCCCACTTTTTCGATGCACCGATGCCCATATACGTCACAGATTCGCCGCCGAACCGGTTCTCGCCAATCTGCGGATGCGCGTAGCACAGCTTCCGACCGGACGGCAGCGTGATAAACAGCATCTTGCTCTGGTAGCTGAACTGCAATCCGTGTGTTTCTGTGGTGGTCTTCTGCTTGATTGCTTTCTTGACGGCATCATCAACAGCCCACCAGAGCTTGACGATATTGGGAGAAGCATCCCGCCAGTCGGTCACGATCTGCTTCAGCTCTGCATCGGAAAGGTTCAAAGCATCGCCGCCCATTGCCTTCATTGCGCCCACACTGCCGCCGTAACCGCAGGCAAGCTCCGCGACCTTGCCCTTTTGACGCAGTTCGCCGTTGACGCCATGCTTCACGACCGGAACACCGAACATCTTTGATGCCGAGGCACAGTAAATGTCCTCGCCGTTCGCAAAGGCATCCATACGCCACTGTTCTCCCGCAAGCCATGCAATGACACGGGCTTCAATGGCGGAGAAGTCCGCAACAATGAACTTATATCCCGGACGGGGGACAAAAGCCGTGCGGATAAGCTGCGACAGTGTATCAGGCACATCCTCATAGAACATCTCGACCTCATCGTAATAGCCGTACTTGACTATATTTCTCGCTTCGGTCAGGTCAGGAATATGATTCTGCGGCAGGTTCTGCAAATGAATAATGCGTCCTGCCCAGCGTCCCGTGCGGGATGCACCGTAAAAACTGAACATTCCTCTTGCACGATGGTCGGAGCAGGCTGCTGTCTGCATCGCCTGATACTTCCTGACGCTGGACTTTGACAGCATGAGCCGCAGTTCCAGCACAGACTTGACGGGATCTTTTGCTGTTTTCAGTAATTCACGAACCGCAGCCTTATCCAGACAGTCGGACTTATATCCCTGTTCGCCAAGCCACTCCAGAAGCTGATACACGGAATTCGGATTCTCGATACCGGTAAGCCTGCGCATTTCTGCCGATAGTGTTGTCTTCGCCTGTGCATCCAGCGTCAGTGCTGCCTCAACCAGCTCCATGTCAACACGGATGCCGCGATCGTTGATCTCCTGATCCAGATAAAACTGTTCCCAGATAAAATCCGGTACGGGGAAACGGGAAAGACGCTGGTCAATTGCCAGCTCCGCCTCCACATCCTGCTTGTTGTAAGCCTTGAAGGTTTCCCACTTGTCTGGAGCATCGGCAGGTGTATGAAATTGAGGAATGCCGTCAACGGTATCATAGGGAACACAAAAATACTTGATGAGCGCCTTGCCCTCCGGCATCTTCTGCTGTTCCAGCTTCAGAGCAGCACCCGCAGAAGCAAGCGTCGATGGCAGACCGAGCGTCCTGCAATGGATCATGGTACACTGCCAGCCGACAGGACTCAGATAATCACCGACGGTATCGGCATCAATGCTGTAGCTGCGGAAGATCTGCGGATATTCTTCCCGCAGATATCTGGAGAGACATACACGCTCAAATTGCACGTTGAATGCCCGCTTGATGACCGCTTCATCGGTGAGAGCAGTCAAGATATCTTCGGGTACACGGTCACCGTTCGCCAGATCGTAGAGCTGCACTGCACCGTCATCTATCGCAACACTCATAAGCGTGATAGCAAAATACGGAGAATCGGCGTAAGCGTACACACCACACTTGGTGATGTCACGGTCACTCCGAGTCTCCAGATCAATTTCTAAAGTTTTCATGGTAGCACTTCCTTAAACCCACCCGGACGGTATCCCGTCAGTCGCCCTCCCGACATTGCGTTGTTATTTCTTACGGTTCTTGAAGGTGTCGATCAGAATAGTGATCGAGATGGTTGTCCAGCAGAGCATCATAACGCAGCCGGATACACCCATAATCATCGTGAATACTGTATTCATACCGTCACCTCACGAAAGGAAATCGTCGCCGTCATCGTCCATGTCTGCAAAATCATCCTCTGCACGGGACTTTCCGCCGAGAGGCTCACCGTCACGGAGCTTCTGGAGGTTGTTCAAACCGCAGGCGATGCCCTTGTTTCCGTTGGTGTTGAAGGCGTAGAAGTTGATGGACGCTCTGCCGTAGATACCGGAGTACAGCTCGCTGGTATCGAGAATCGGCTGGCAGGAAGCATCCACGACACCGGGCTTCGTAGCGCTGTTGGCGTTAATGAAGTAGCAGCCTGCGTATGCCTCATCGTCGGGGCGTTCCTCGTCTCCGTCACGCAGCGGAGTTTTGATTGCCTTCAGGGGCGGCACGGTTTTGCCATTGCCCTTGAGCTTGCCCTGCCCCTCGTCGTAGGCAGCTTTGATCGCCGCCTTGATCTTCTCGACGGTCACGGTATCGGACTTCGGAATGATGAGGCTCACGCTGTACTTCGGTATGCCGCCGTTGATCGCTTTCGGCTCATTCACGATGAGGTAGCTGAAGCGGGTGTTCTTGCCAGTAACGACCTTTGTGGGATTGATAATCTTTGCCATGTTAATCTTCCTCCTGAAAATCATTGATTGTCCATGTCGGGCGTTTGTCCGACTCTGGTACGAGTGTGGGTTTGCCCTGCGGCTTTTCGATCAGGGAGCCGAGCAGGGTGTTGAACTTCTTGGTGCCGAGCAGCTTGGTCATTGCCGTCACACCCATGAGCTTTTTCTCAAAGGGATCGTAGCCCGCATCGGTGACAGCCGCTGCAACAGCATCGGGGTTTGTGTATCTGCGGTTGCTGCGTCCTTCCACGACCTTGAAGCCGGGGTACTGCTTTCCGCCGATAGCCTGTTCCAGTGCATAGGATTTCACATCGTTCACCCAGCCGATGAAGGTGTCAGCGTGATCAAGAATCATGCTGATTTCATCGTCGGCGAGTGTATCCGGAACCGCAAAATCATACTGCGCCATCTGCAAATTGTACTCAGCCCGTTTGCGGCAGGTCGCCTTGATCTTGCAGAACTGGCAGTGCTTGCCCGCACTATAATCGCCCTCGCCCTTTGCCGCAAGTGCCGCAGCAGGGATGAGGACTTCCTCCGCCCAGCCGAGCAGTTCCTCCTTCGTGACCTCCGCCGTGCTGATGTTGTCCCGGCGGGGCTGGAAGATAATCATGCGGACGGTCTCGATGTCATACAGGGACTCGAAGAGGTTGAGTGCGCCGAGGGCATACATTTTCATCTGGCTGTTGCCCTCGGCATCGACAAGAACGCCGAGACCGTATTTGAAGTCGATGACAGTCATCGTGCCGTCGGCGACAATGATACAGTCAGCAGTGCCGAAACTCTCAGCAACCCAGCGCGTGAAGTCAAGGCGCTGCTCGACCAGTACCTGCGGATCGGAACAGGACTGCTTAGCTTTCTGCACCTGCTCCATGACGAATTCGCAGTAAGCGTCGGTGCATTCTTCCATTTCCTCGTCGAAGTACTCCAGCTCATCAGTAGGATCGCGTACCTTGTGACCGAGAGCCTTTTTGACTTTCCATTCCGCCATAAGGTGGGCTTCGCTGCCCTGCTGGGCGTAGGTGCTGCCAGTGTCGCCGCCTGCGTTGTGCAAAGCTGATTTTGTGCAGTTAATCCACCTCTCGCTGCTGGAAGGGGAAAGGGGTGCGTGATCGCTCATACCAATCCCTCCGCTTCTGCCAGCACCGCAGCGTAGTCGCTTTCAGCGATATCCGAGAGCTTTGATGCACCGTACTTGGCGATCAGCTCCTTTACCTCCGCCGTCTTGCCGCTGCGGGAGATCTCCGAAAGGCGGCTGCGGAGCTGAACGAAGGTGACAGGCTCGTCCTTCGGCGTCGGCTGTTCCTTCGGTGCTTCTGCTGCCTGCGGCTCGTCCTTTTCGGGATTGTAGATCTCCTCGAAGGTGTCGAGATAGGCGTTAGTTGTCTGCGACGTGAATTTCTGTAATGCAGCAGTAAGTGCATTCAGGGCGTTTACCAGTTCCATCATCGGATCCATTATGCTTGTCCTCCTTTGCCAGATTTTTTGCGAGTCGCTTTGACACCACAGAGATTGCCATCAGGGTGTCGATCAGCTCTTGGGTTTTCCTGTTCATGTGTCGTTCACCTCCCTTCACAACCCACTACAGGATCAAGGGCGTTTTGGACGAAACTTTTTCAGAAAAATTTTCCGAACTCAGATTCAAGCTGTTTCCGCGCCTTTTCAAGCTGTGAACGATAGGTACTGCGCTTCAGATTGAGCTGTTCCAGACACTTTCGCTCGGACAGATCTTCATCAAGGCTCATCTGACCGACGGTGATAGCTTCGGGCATCAGTTCATTCAGCCGTTCGAGAAGCTGACGCATCAGGATCTGGTCGGTGACGATTTCTTCGGTATCAGATGTATCTGCGAAGGTGTCGCCGTGCATTTCCGTCTCATAATCGAGGGAAAGGTTGTCCCCGGCAGCACGGTACTCGCAGACGTCACAATCTCCGTCACACTTCCAAAGGTACTGCTTCGGGCAGCAGCACTGCCCATGATACTGGCGGCGGCTGCGGATACGGTTTGTTTCCGGTGTAATATTGGTATAGACTTCCTCGGAAACGGGAATCAGGGTAACTTTGTGCGGATCATTGGCATCACGCATTGGCAGGTAAAACTGTTTTGACATAAAAATTCCTCCATTTGACTTGCGAATGGAGGAATCTCTACCGGCAAATGGGCATGACGAATCAGACCGCATTCCAGATGGATTACTCCATTCAGGATTGCAGCCGTCAGCTCAAATGACAGCCGTTTTATTCATTTGTGCCGCCGCAGACCGTTGAGCCACCGTTGATCACTCGGCGCAGTATGCAGCAGCAGACAGTTTAACGTCTTGTCCGGGACAGGTGTCTTATATCACCACTGGAGAAAACCAGCGGCGCTGGACGATGGGCTTCTATAAAAGAAAAGCAGGTTCATACAACGGAAAAACGTTTATTATTGAAAAATGCAGACATCATCATCGGTCGTTTTCGATGGTGAGAAGATCATCCAGCATAGCTTCAAGTTCCCAAGAGCTAACACTGGTCGGTGTGCCACCGTGCAAGGTCATAACAGAGCTGCTAACTTCCGGTTCATAGTGAGTATTGATGCGGCTTATCAGCATATAAGCCTGATTCTCCATTGTTTTTCTCTCGGTAATTGTCATGATGTTGACCTCCTGTATTCATAGCAAACAGTACTTGACTGTTCTGTTCTTGCTTCCATTCTACCTGAAAAAGCAAATAAACAAAATGTATTTGACTTGTACGAGACTTGTATTTCACTTGCGCGCATAGAAAGAAATTATATCAACTTCGATTTCTCAAAGTTTTTTGTTGAAATTGCAAATTTCATCTTGAAAAATGTGGAGGTTTGTGTTATAATAGAATATGAACATTAATTGAGCTGCCTGCCAATGCTCATGGATTTTTGAAAGGAAGGAGGAGGGAGCATGGTATACAGTTATAATAAGCTCTGGAAATTGCTTATTGATAAGAATATGATGAAAAAAGACCTAATGGAGAAAACAAAAATAACCTCTTCCACAATAGCAAAAATGGGAAGAGGCGAAGCAGTCAGCTTAGATATACTTGGCAGGATATGTGAAGTCATGGAATGTAATATAGGTGATCTTATTGATTTTGTAAAAGAGGAAAAATAAAGAAAAAACGGAGGGTAAGTTAATGACACTATGTTTTGCGGCTTTTATAAGAGTACTGCGAATATGCGCTAAGCCACAAGTCTATAACAAAACCCTTTGTGCAGCAGTTGTAAAGACTGTTGATGAGTACACAATTATTGGAACCGATGACGGACAAATCAGCCACTTGATGTCATGCGATTACAATCTCTCTCCTAAAGATGTAATACAGCCTGTGAGAGATACTGCCCTATCGAAAATATCCAGTGGAATGAACAAATACGTACTCCCCCTACTGAAAGCGGAGATGATTCCGCAGGCAATCCTTGCATTACAGGCTATGGCTCTGTCTACTGCAAATGACAGTACAAAGATTGGCTCTTTAACTAAAGCAGAGCTTGCATATAAGACTGTATTTGAGCCTGCTGATTTCTTTGCAGATGTCTTTTACTTCACGGCTACGGAAATCGAGAATAAAACTGGAAAGAATGACATCGCTGAAGTTACCGAAGAATATGTAAAGGGCTTTGACGGGAGCCTTATAACAATTGAAGAATGTAAAATCTTAGATACTGAGGATCTTGACATCACGTTGGACTGTGATGGCTTTGAGGCGGTATTTCGCAAAGTTAATCACGATGAGGCATTTGCGCTAAAGAATAAAAGTGGTATCGGATTGTACTATTTGGATATTTCCGACTCTGCTTTCAACTATGAATATCTTAATGAGTATCTCCTTGACAGCGTAGGAATGTATGTATACTCTCGCACACAGATCAAGAACCTTGAAGAACGAAAGAAAGCTCGGAGCATTGGTATAAAAGCACTGCGCTTAATGAAAGAAAATGGACAGCCAGATGAAAAAGGTACTGGTAACGAATTGGGCGAAATGTTGCTGTTCACTTTTATGGAGGGCGGTCTTCATGCGCCAAAGCTTCTAAGTAAGGTAGAGATTACAGCAGAAGCACATAGGTTCAAAAGCAAAAGTGATAGTGTCCACTTACTGAAGAAAAAAGTGAACGGCGAAATCTGCTACCAACTTGTGTTTGGAGCATCCAGTATCAGTGGCAGTATCATCGATGCTATAGATTCCGCATTTGAAGTTCTTGCGGTAATTAAAAATGGTCGAAAAAATGAACGTCAGATGGTTGAAAGCACACTTTTTAACAACACTTATGATCCAGAAACTACTGAACGTTTAAAACAGATTATCATTCCAAGCAAGCAGCGAACCGCAGCACCAGATATGGCATTCGGTATTTTTCTAGGATACACTATAAATGTATCCGAAGATGACAATGATGATTTCCGCACACTTGCTGTTGAAAAAATGAAGGCTGATATACGTGAGGCTGTACCATACATCGAAAAGAAGGCTACAGAGCTAAACCTGACAATGCATTCGTATTACTTCTATTTTCTACCTTTCAATGATGCGGAGAATGACAAAAAACAGATCATGGACGAGCTGTTGGGAGGTGCATGATAATGACTGAACAGAACAACAAGCTCGGCTATTCCATATTTCACGGATTAGAACAGAATGAGTATCTGCGTGAAATATACGATGCGCTATTGCATAACTACTTCCTGCAGATATTTCATATTGAAACTATTGCGCCGAAAGAGATGTACACAGAAGATGCATTAACTTTTGCTGATCTGCTTTCAAAATCTGTACAGGTACCTCTGTATGAAATGCATCGTTCTTTAGCACAGGAAATTGTTACACTCTTGAATCAACTTACCCCCGGAGACAAGGAAATAGAATATGTAATGGGTTCCGTGCTTGCAAACACAAACAATTATCTCGGTTTGCAGCACAGCACACCTGATTTTCAGGAAGCTGGTCTCCTTGAACGGCTATCGGAGGAAACGATAAAAGAATATCTGCGTATTCCCTCAGAGCAGGACAAATACTTTCTAAGCTCTCAAAAAGAGGTATTTGACCACATGGTTGGCGATAGCTTTTTCAGTTACTCCGGACCGACATCAATGGGAAAATCATTCGTAATGCGCACATTTATAAGAGAGCAAATCAAAAATGAAAGCAATTGCAACTTCGCTGTTATCATTCCGACAAAGGCACTGATAAACGAGGTATCGAAGGAGCTGTCCGATAATCTCGGCAGTTTGCTTCGAGCGCATGACTATAGAATTGTCACATCTGCAGGTGCTGCTATCCTGCAGGATAAGAACGAGCATAAATATATCTTCGTAATGACGCCGGAACGCTTAATGTATCAACTGATCGGATATCCAGATATACCGATACATTATCTTTTCATTGACGAAGCACAGAAAATTTCCGATAAAGAGGGACGCAGTGCTTTCTACTACCAGATAGTAGAGATGCTGTATCGGGAAGAACCGCACCCGCACATTATATTTGCATCCCCGCATATTCCTAATCCCGGCGTTTACCTTGAGCTTGTTCCCACCGTGATAGCTGGCGAGCGCACTCATTATACATCGACGTACACCCCTGTCTGTCAGGAAAAATTCCTGATTGATATCCGCTCACACAACTTGGGCTATTATAATCCGTTGACGCAGGAACTGCACACACTCGCATCATTTGATCCGAGCATGACATTGCAATCTTTCCTGATAGAGTTGGGAGCAGAAAAAAAGAACCTTGTATACTGCAATGCCAAATGGAAGGTCGTTGAATTTGCAAGAGAATACGCGGATGCTCTCCCAGTGATAAATGATCCAGATTTGATCGCCCTTGCTGATGAAATTCGAGAGGAAATACACGACCGCTACTATCTTGCCGATACTATAGAAAGAGGCGTAGCATATCATGTTGGCTATCTTCCTACCAGCATTCGCCTACGAATAGAAGAGCTGTTCCGAAAGCGAGACGGTGGTGTACATACGATCTTCTGCACCAGTACTTTATTGGAAGGCGTTAATCTTCCTGCAGACAATCTGTTCATTACAGATTACAAAAACGGCTCCTCTCCGATGTCAGCAGTAGAATTCAGAAATCTTATCGGTCGTGTTGGTAGGCTACAATACAGTCTATATGGAAATGCATTTCTGGTCTGTCTGCCGAATGGAAGTACTGAGCCTCATAATTATGTTACTCTTCTCAGAAAAGATATAGAGCTACAGATTCTTTCGATTAACACGATCAGCAATGAAGAAAAAGAATACATCCGCGAATGCTTAAAAGCTGGAAAGACTAAGCTTGAAAAGCTCAATGGTCAAACAGATGAAGGCTTCGCTCTTATGCGAAAAACAGCAAATATATTGCTTCGTGATATCATGCTTGGTCGTAAAGGAAGAATCAGTCGAGAATTCGAGTATGTTATTACAGCAGAAGACATAGTCTTAATAAAAAAGCAATTTACAGGACGAAAGACTGAGCCAGACGACGATATCAACTTGTCTCTGGATCAAGTCAGTGCACTTGTTAATGCGATTGAAGGCGGTCTAAAATATCCTCGTGTAGACTATTACGGAAACATTAATTATCAAGCAACACTTGATTTTTTAGAAAAGCTGTGTGAAGTTTTCGATTGGGAAATATACGAGTCAGGAACGCTTGGGTATATCAAAGA